TCATTTCTCATTCTTTCTATTTCTAACTCACAGTAATGAATTATTTTTTTTAAATCTTCTATTCCATTTTTGTCTTTATATCGTACTACATATTTAACTACATTACCCTGAAAGAAAGATAAGTTATTAGATGTAATAAAATTATAAGGTTGTATTTTATGTTTAGCATAATGATCACCACCTTCTTGTCGACTAGAAGGAAATAATTTTTCTAAATCTGATTTAGTTGTCATATTATATAAGCTCTTTCAAAGTTTTTTGGATCCACAATGTGTAATTCTTTTTTTGCTCTCGTAGCACCAGTATAAAATAATCTATGTAATTCATCAGGATCTTGAGCAAATGTTTCCATGGCAGCATTAGTAATATCTTGAAGTAATAATACTTTATCTGCTTCGCCACCTTTGGCGCCATGAATAGTTGACATAATAATTCTAGGATTCTTGTTAATCTTCTCACCATTAGCTCTCATATTACGTATATAGTTTTCTGTCAAGTGATCCAGGCCTTCAAAAGATTCATACCAAACTTTATCTGTTAGTAGTCCAAATTTTTCTTTACATTCTTGAATGCTATATTTTTCTTCTGAATGAAATAATTTTCCTTCTCTAAAACCATTTGCAACATTTGCTCCTAAATATTCATAAATATTTTTCATTTCTAAATGAGATAAAAGACTACCTTTTCTAAATTGTTCCCAATTATTTAAAGCTAATAACAAAGTAAGACCAATAGAATTTTTTCCTTTATATTGATAATACCATCCTCTTAATTCACATAATTCTTTTACATCCTCTAAAAAATGATTGGCCGAAGTTAATACCAACCAATTACCTTCTGACATATCTACTTGTGTAACATCAGAATATCTTTTTAAAATACCTTCTTCTTGTCTTGGTTTATATGCTTTATCAAATCTATTCTGTACTTTACTAATAATCTTTTGAGATAATTCATGAATAGGACCACCAGGAATTCTATAAGATTGATCTAATGTTTTTATTGCATCTACTTCTTCTTTGAGCGCTATAAAATGATCTACATCTGCTCCAGCCCACTTAAAAATAGCTTGATCGTCATCACCAGCAATATAAGTTTTATCAGCATTTTTCCATATTTGTCTTACCATATCCCATTGTAAATGAGAAAGATCTTGTGCTTCATCTATAAATAATACTTTAAAACTAGATTCAATTTCCTTTTCAATAAAATCTTCTAATAAATCAGTAAAATCTTTAAGACCTTTTTCTTTTTTATATCTTTCTAATTCTTCTGCTATGAGATATAATGTTCCCCTTTCAATATCCAATATATTTTGTCTTTGATCATAATATTCTAATAGATCCATTCGTTTCACTCTAGCTGTATTAATAATAGTTAGATATTCATTATCAGAATTAAAGGTTCCATCCTCTGTTGAAAATTTAGCTGTCTTAATAGGAATGCCACATTTATGCCCAAATTCTCTATAGTCTTCTGGTTTCATCATTTTTTCTTTAGACATACCTAGTTTTCTAAAAGCATAAGAATGAAGTGTTCTAAAATTTTCTAAATCAGTATTGGAGTCTAAATTAAATTTCTCAGCTGCTCTTGTTGCAGCTTCTAATGCAGCTTTTTTGGTAAAAGAAAAATAACCTATTTGTCTTGGTCTAATTCCTTGTTGAATAAATTCATCTACTAAATTTAATAATGTAGTAGTTTTTCCTGTTCCAGGTGGACCCAATATAATTGTTTTCATTATTTAAAAATGTTCTTCTTGATATGGAACTTTAGAAACAGAAGGTTCTTGTTTTTTAAATGCTGTAATTTTAACAAGACGTGGAGAACCTCCTTTTAATTCTTTTCTTATTTCTTTTTCAAAACAGTTTAATTGTTTAATTAAATTACCTGTTTTGGTTTTATCTAGTTCCCAATTATTCTTTTTACAAAAAGCATAAAAATCATCCATTCTAAAATAAGTAAATTCTCTTTTATCATCTGTATATGGAAGTCTATTAAAAATATCTTCTATTGTTCTTGCAGATTGTCTATTGGTAGTCCAATCTTGAAGCAAAGATGTAATTTGATTTTTAGGATCTAAAGATTCTAACGCTTCTATTTCTTGTAAACCATTTTCTATTAAAGGTTTTAGATAAAGTTGTTTCCAATCTTTTGGTTTTACTAATGGAACAATTAAATTTGCTTGACCTAAACATTCTAATGCAAATAATCCTGGACTATAAAGTTGTTCTGTTTTTAATTTAATTGGTTTACTTTTATCATCTTTTAGTATGATATCTAATATCCATTCAGGTGGATTAGATGCATATTTTCTTAAATTACCTAAAGATGGCATTTGTTCTTCATTATAACCTACTCCAAATTTTTTCATTCTACATAAACTAGTATTACATACAGAATTAATTGGAGCATCTTTACATCTATACTTGTCATATCCTTTTTTATTTACAGATTTAATTAACAATTGAACTTCTGTATTACTTAAAGGAGGTTTCATATATTCCATATTTGCTTTTACTAATTCATCTTCCCAACTATCTGGTTTTGCTTGTTTAAAATAAACTGCAATATTAAATAAAGCATTATTTCTTGCACCTTCTCCAAATCCATCTTTTGCTAATTTATTTAAACAAGGTGGACCATCTTCAAAAACTTCTATTTCTTTTTTCTTTTTAGTTTTGATTTCTTGAAGTTCCGACTGAGCATAAACACCATAGAGCTCATAAAATTCCTGAAGTGTTGCAGCGGAACCATCGTCTTTAATTGCATATCGTAATCCTTTCATTTCATTGTGGTATGGTAAGTTTAAGAAATTACCTGTGTCACCACGTTCCACGAGTATTTCTGTTTGTTTAGGAAATATTTCAGCACCTTCATATCCTAAAGTTGCCGCCATCTTTTTAAGTGTGTTCTGCATAGTAAATGCAGGAATAAAATCTTTGGTAAATAAAAATACATGTGCTCCACCTGATTTAGATCTACATACAATCAGTGGAAAATTATTGTTTCTAATTTCAGTAACTAATGCTTTATGATCAAAGTTATATTCATCAATATCAATACAACCCCATTTACAATTATTGTTTTCATTAATAGGTATAATACCTAAAGCGTCTCCTACACCATTAAGATGATTTTCCCAAAGATCGTCTGTAACATTTTTTCTAACAATGAATGCTCTTCCTTTTTGTTTACCATTTTCGTCATGATCTCCTTTTTGATATTGACCATACGCAATATTTAATCCTTCAAATATCTTTTTAAATTTTTCTTTCATATTATTCTCCTTCTATTAAAAAGGGGGCCGAAGCCCCCTCTGTTTGACTAAAACGGTACGTTCTCGTCACTCTTCTCTTCTTTTGCATGTTTAGCTTGAATCTCTCCAGATCCAACACTTTTTGCAAAATCTTTTGCTTGCTCGTATAGTGCTTGATTTTGTACTGGACCAACCTTAGATACAGCCCAACCAAACCAAGTACCTTTGTCGTTTGATTGTTGTACAGTTTTTAAATTGTACACATGACTGAACATCGGTGGTGTAAATAGACCATTCTTTCCTTGAAGCTTTAGTCCATTCATCATTGAGTTCCATGTCTTACTCAATTTTAACTGAGTAGATTTCATAGTGATCAATGCAGTCTCCGCACTATCTTCATTACACACAATAACAAAGTACGATGCAGTATTTTCTAGATAGTTCCCATTTTTGAGTCTATCTTTATTCATGCTGTCCCTAGTGGCTTCATGAATAATTGGACTGGTTGCAGAGTGTACAGCAACTGGTGCTCCAGTTCCTTCCCCTCTATCTGTCCATTCAACATATTCCCTTTTGTAATGACAAGGAATTACATTGATTCCCTTTATACCATCATAAAGTTGAGAAGTTACACTATTGTAGATCATACCTGCTTTGGCTCCCTCTACATATTTAGAGTCTCTCTCATTTACTTGTGGTGATAGCTGTCCAAGTATTCTCAAAAATGGTAAAGCCAAATCGCTTTGATCCATATTCTGAAAACCCTGATGGGCATCAGCTTCGAACAAACCTGCTGTTGGCAAGTTGTCCTGTTTTTTTGTCACGGTTCGCGTTTCACTGTTCGCCATTCACGTTTCTCCTATTTCCGGCTAAGTTTAGTTTCATCTTTCATAAATAAATGAAAGAACTCGGAAGGCATATCGAGGCCGGCCTCGATACGCTCCCGATATAGAGCTTTCAAAGTCATCGGCTCAACTTTAGATTTTTGTTGAGGTTCGAATCCATTTGAAGCTGCAAGGTTAAGCAATTGCTCCGCCTTGTTGTCTTCTCCACGACCAAAGGTTACAGCA